ATCTCATCTTGAGTTAATCCGTGGTCATCTTCCAAATGCAAAGCATCTGAAAACGTGCCGTGTTGTGAGTGGAAAGAGAAATCAATTTTTATCATATTAAGCCTGTGTGGTTACTGCAAGCACATCCCAACGGGTGTTGTTGGCGTTATAAATACAACCTACATAAGTTGTTTTGTTTGCAACAGTGGCTGTTGGTAAAGTTGTTCCAATGACTGCATAGGTAGCGTGCCAAGTCAATGTTTGACTTACACCGCTATCTAAAAACCGAAACAGTAATCTACTACCATCAGTGGGCGTTCCTGTTGGGGCATTGATTGTGAGTCCTGTTGCCAATGCTGTGAAGGCCTGCAAATCTGTTGCCGAAATATCTGGAGTTACAGATGCTGCGGATGCAGTCGAATTTATCCTGAGGTTTACACGTTTATTTGTGAGCGTCTCTGATCCAGCTAAGGTTGCCAATGTCCCCGTTGTCGGAAACGTGACATTTGTAGCACCTGTTAGTGTTCTGGTATATGCAAAATTTCCAGAACTTGTAACCGTTGCTGCTGCGTTATTTGCAACACCCGATCCGCCGGATACTGGCCCCATAGGTGTAGATGCTGTCACCGTGGTAAACGCTCCGGCAGCAGGAGTAGCGCCCCCAATCGCTATGTTGTCGATAGTTCCCCCGGTCAATGTTGCACCAGATGAGCTAAGCGTGTTAAGCGTGGCAGTAGAAGAAGCACCCAAAGTGGTAAACGCACCAGCGGCAGCCGTGCCGCCTCCAATAGCAGTACCGTCAATCGTGCCAGCATCAATATCTACTTTAGTAATATTGACTTCACCAGTGCCGTTAGGTGTTAAATCAATATTTCCATTGGTATCAGTAGAGATAATGGCATTGCCATTAAGCTCTAGGTTGTCAACGTCAACCTCAGAAAACTTAGCCGTAGACGGCGTTGTAGCTCCAATAGTTGTGCCGTTAATTGTCCCACCCGTAATGGCAGCAGTGGTAGTAAGCCCTGCATTAAGATTAGTGAGGTTGGCATCCATCTCCGCATTTGTTAGCGGAGACCCTTTACCTGCTCTTGTTGTAATAGCTGCCATGTGTTACTCCTTAGGCTGATAAAGTAATTGTCCAAGTAACAACCATCGAGTCATCAGCCGCCTTATTAACAACAGAAAAAACTGTCCGGCAAAGCATCGTGCCACTAGTAGAAGCATTAAAAATACCAGCTTCAGTAACAGCGCCAGTTGCCACGCCAGCGGCAAATGTAGCCACGTAAACAACATTCTGATTACTAGCTCCGCTAATAGTAGTGCTATCTAAAGCTTGCCGACTACCCAATAAATTTCCAAGGTCGGTATTTGCTGCCAAAGCGGTTGATGTGCCTGACCCTATACCCATGTGACTCATCACATTTGATGCTACTCCAACCATTCGACTAGCGATATAGCCTAGCCCTGTGTTTACCACAAGATTGGGGATGTAACGCGACTCTTTAACTTTCCCAGTCTTGTCAGTTAGCACAATGTTAAGCTGCCCGCGCAACAAGATATTTTCAACTTTGTTCATAGTAGTTACCTTTAAGAGAAAGCACGGGATTCACCTATGTAATCCTCGGAAAAATATGTTGAGTCAATATAATTTTGATTTACTAAAGACCCGGAGCTAGATACTAAAGAGGTATTGGCTAGTATTTTTGCCATTGCAGCGGCGTAAGCTTCACTAGCCGTGACCGGTTCAGCAGGAATGGCCTTATATAATGTGTAGAATCTTCCTATAGAAAACACATAATCTAGATTATCTACAAAATAAGTTTCGCTAAAATAGAATGCTGTTCCGTCATCTGCGGCAACAGAGTCAGCTAATTTTTTACCGAAAGTAATACGTTTAAGTTCTGATGCTAATGCAGAATCACTTAGAGATTTTGTCATTGCACGAAGTAGACTCTCCGTGATAGTAGCAGTGTCAGTTAAGAGCTTAATTAATAGAAAATCTCCAACTGCAACAACAAGACGTTGTGAAAGTATTGTTGTTTGCAGTCTTATACTTAACGTAGCCATAGCCATACGCTGAGATAAAGTTCTCAGAGATAGGCGAATAGGACTGGTTAAGGTCTTTAATTTCATGTGAAATCTTCTCGGACTGTAAACTGCAACAGATCAAAAATAGTTTCTCGTAAAGTGGACGCCAACACAATCTCAACTTCACCTTCATACTCTCCGGCGGCAATATCTAAGTCTGTAGTTTGCCACGCAATAACGGCGATTCCATTTGTAGCCGGAGCAGGAATAGTAGCATTACGACTTAGTAGAACTGTAGTAGTGTCCACTGCACGAAGATGTAGTGTGACAGTCGCTCCAGTTAAATCAGTAGCCGCCCCAGTAAGGCTGTCCGTAAGTGTGAAACGAAGTTGCGGGCCAGTGTCGTTGCGTACAAGTTTAATTGTAGACATATCAGGCTCCAAAGGGTTGCATCTGTACCCGCATCATACCGCGAGAATTGCTAAGATTTGCCCTTGCTCTGCGCTCTGCGCCCTGCGCAAGAAACTGTTTAGCATGGTAGGCAGCTAACTCCCTATCAGACCAATTTGTATTGGGTAACACCAACAATTGCTGTAGTGCACCATGCATAATAACATCTTCAAGATCATCAAACACTACCTCGTCCATATCTGTAGCGGAGCGTGTAGGTTTTAGCGCATAGAACATCCGCACAGCGTACGTGCGCTGCGCATCTGGCAGTGGCAATACAGCAAATTCGTTTGGGGAAATTTGTGTGATAGAACGAGGTTCCGAACCAAACTCTGCAATGTCTTGACTCGTAGTATATTTATCGGCCCACTCAGGATACAGCATCAACGCCTTATCCAGCGGCAAAACTTCTAGCGGCTCGTTGTTCATTAAAGTGCTAAACACCGCATGAACTTGTGTATCAGCAGGTTTACGATATGTATACACATATGCGCCGGGCGTGAGATTAAACACAGGCTGTTGATACCGATACGCCAACGTTTTTTCGCAAGCCTTAATTGCAGCATCCCGGATATACTGGACTACTGTTTGGTTGGGGCATCCCGGCACGCTTGGTGATAGCCGTGCAGTAAGTGAAGAAAAACTACGTGTAGCCATTAGATCACCTGTCTCGGGTCAAGCCCGCCTTCTTCAACGTCTGTAATTATACGGGTCTGAAGTCCAGCGCCCAGACCTTGCACAAATGCATCAAAGAATAATTTAGCACGCCCAGAATTTACGTGCTCGTTGTCAACAGACTCCGCCAAGTACACAGTACCCTCAACTACAGAAGTAAGATACGCATCGGGCAGTAGCAAAATAGTATCGTTAAGTCCGTAAGTTGCGGGCGACTGTGCGTACTCTCCAACAAGTTGGACACCCGAACTAGGGCGGGGGTAGACAAAAAATCTATTGGGGTTCCGCACATGCCGCATAAAATTTACAGGTGTGCCCGACGGTTCGCTAACCCAACTGGGGTACATCCTGTCCAAGGTTTCCTTCGATACCTCAGTTATAGCATCGCCGCCATTTACTTGGAAAATTTGTATCAGCCGTACAGAATCTGTTGGGCAACTTTGTAGTGTTGTATCCGGCACAGTCGTAAAATTTGTAATCAAAGAAAACAAATCTGGACGAAGGATCGCCATCTTTTTTAAAGTCTGGTTTACAAAACCAAGTAACACAGCATCGCTATAGCGAAACGTTGCCGTGTTATCTTGGACTAAGTACCTAACCTCAGTGATGACGTCGTTCGTTAACATTTATGGTAGACCTCTAGCAGCTTCTTCAGCCAATTCAGGTGGGGTGTACGGCGGAGCTTCAGGAATTTCCGCAGTCGTTAGGTCAAGCGTACCTCTTTTTTTACGTCCGGTAGGCTTATCCTCTGCTGCAATTTGTTGCACAACAGCAGGCGGGATGAATCGTTCTGGGTATGCAACTTCTTCAGACACGACTTCACACTCAGGATTTTTTGCCAGAATGGGATTGAAGTCATAGATAAAGCCGTCTGCTTTAACCCGAATAAACATCTTGCTCATTTTTTAGCCTTCTTAACTACGCCGCCTTTTTTCATGCTGGGTTTTTTTACCATGCCACCTTTGGCATAGCCGCGTACATCAACGCTATCCTTAATAGCATCTTTTTTCATTTCGTCTAAAGATTTTTCTTTTGCTTTAATGGGCATATCAAACTCCTTTGGTTACGATTGCAATAATGACACCCGCCATCCCCATGATGAGAGTGCCTGCTGCTTTGATAAGCAGTTTCTCTAAACGGTCAACACGAGATATAAACGTGTTGTACCGCTCTGCACAAATTGCTTCGTGCGTTATTAGTTTGTTCTCAACTTCATTTGCCGTTGTCATATTACATGCCTTCACCGGGAGTTACATACACTACCGAAGTACCAGAAGCGGTCTTGCCAGTAAAGAATGATCCTGCTGGAAATCCGAGGACAGTAACAGAAGCCGGAGCAAGTGGAACTGCGCCTGCGCCAATTGACGCTGCCTTAGCTACAGCCGTTGCATTGTCTACTCCAACACCTAATAGTACGACTTCTGTCCCTACATTATGTACCCTGTACTGATACGCTGGGCGTGTAGTAGGGGCAGAGGACGGAGCTTGCGCAGATGTTGGGACAGTAGTAGCTGCGGTAAATGTTACCGTGAGGCCCAGAGGGCTGAAGGCAAGTGCGGCTGCGGGCATATCAAATTCCTTTAATTAAGTTAACGATACTTTGCGGTTTTTGCGGCAACCGTTTTGGGTTGGGCTACGAATTGTTTTCCGGCGGCTTTTCCTGCCCGTTTGGCTTTGGTCGTTGCAGCATACTCAGCAGAGCTAAGACTTTTAATTGCAGCTTCAGGGAGGTATCTCTCACCAGTGTCAGAAGATTTTTTACCACTTTTGGTTCTCCATTTTTGATCGCCCCAGTTTTTTAGGGACTGTTGCGGGGCTTTCATGTCAGTCCCTGTATCCGCCGCCAGCGGCCTTATACTTCTTGGCAACAAGTTGTGCTTTGCGTGCGCTCCACTGGCCTGCGCCAGTGCCCTGCACAGCAGCAGACTTTACCTGAGACACAATCCGTTTCCGTAGTTCCGGCTTGGTGTAGTTGCCAGCCGCATTAACTGTAGATTTGGATTTAGGTTTGGTAGCCATGTTAACAATTCCATGCTTTGAGTGAAAGAGCTTTACGAGTAGGCTTACCCTTCTCGTCCTTCATTGGGCCGGGCATACCGCCCATACGGGCGCAGAAACTGGCTTTGCGGCCTGCATCTGCTTTTGTTTTAGGATTCGGTGCTGGCGGCTTTAATCCGGGTTTACCCGGATTGGCCTTGTTGTAGGACGCACGCCCTGCGGCATTTAGACCCCCCTTGGGGTCTTTGCCTTCCTTGCGTGTCCATGCTGGGGTCTTAGCCATTACGCCACCGCTCCTTTCAGTACAACAAACTGAAGGGTTGGACTTTCACTGGTTATAGC